TAAAAAAGGTATCAAGATTATTCCTTGCTACTACAAAAAAGATTATCCAGAATGGTCTGATAGAGGTGATGGTCCAGGTGCTCCTGTGGCTGTACATCTACCAAACAGTCCGGTAATCGCAACAGGTAAGAGAGATGGATCAAAGATTAGATTACCAAATGGTAATTATCTTGAAGAGACTGCATCTTACTATGTAATGATTGAGACAAAGGGTGGTGGTTATACACCTGCTTTGATCACAATGAAATCAACTCAATTAAATGTCAGTAAAAAATGGAATTCTATGATGAAAACCATACAAATACCTGATGGTAAGGGTGGATTTGCTATCCCTCCTATGCACGGAGTTGTTTATAATCTAGCGTCAACACTACAAAAGAACGACAAAGGTTCTTGGTACGGTTGGGTTGTAACGCAGGACAGAATTTTAGGACAAGCAGATAAGGCTTTGTATTTAAGTGCAAAGGATTTTTCTGGAAATGTATCTAAAGGGACCGTTCAAACAAAAGCTGATGTTGAAGAGAAAGTATCGGACTCAACTCCATACTAAATTAAATAAGGGGGATTGTGAGATCCCCCTTTACAAAGAAAGAAGAAGTGATAATGAATAAATTCAAATCAATATTTTTAGGATTAGAGATCGCTTATGGACAATACCAACCCGGTGAGCGAGGAGAGAACGGCAAGCAAAAAGGAAAAGCTTTTATTGTACGTGGTTCCGTCACCGACGAACACTGGGACAAACACTTACGAGGAGAAGGACCAGCACTTGGAATCATCCCTATTACACAAGACAATGATTGTCGGTGGGGCTGTATTGATATTGACGAATATAACTTTGATCACACTAGCCTCGTTAAAAGTATTCGGAGTAATAACCTCCCCTTAATAGTTTGCCGTAGTAAGTCTGGCGGCGCACACGTATTTTTATTTACCAAAGAAAACATTCCTGCATCATTGATGCAATCAAAATTAAGAGAGATGGCCATCATACTTGGTTATGAAGGTTCAGAAATATTTCCAAAACAAACAGAGATACTTGTTGAACGTGGGGACACAGGTAACTTTTTAAATTTACCCTACTACAATGAAATGAAAGGACTACGTTATGCTATCAACGATAATGGCGCCGGTTGTACACTTGAAGAATTTTATCAGCTCTATGATAAGTTTTCTTTACGAAGCGAAGAGGTGGAACAAATTAAAACGGAAAAGAAAAAAATAGAAGAAGCATTTCCTGGAGGACCTCCTTGTTTAAACAAGTTAGCAACAACAGGTTTTGGTGAGGGGTCCAGGAATAATGCATTATTTAATGTAGCAGTGTATTATAAGCAAGCACATCCAGATACTTGGGAAGATGAAATTGTAAAAGCCAATATGAAATTTATGGAACCACCACTAAGTAATAGTGAGGTTCAACAATTAATTAAATCAGTAAACAGAAAAGGTTATGACAAGTATAGATGTAAAGATGCACCTATCAATGCAGTATGTCAATCTGGTTTATGTAGAACAAAAAGATTTGGTGTAGGTTTTGGCGAAGAAGAGATGCCAGTATTAGGAAGCTTAACTAAATATTCATCTAATCCACCACAATGGTTTTTAGATGTAGATAAAAAAAGAATAGAATTAAAATCAGAACAACTTTACAGTCCAAACTTATTTGCGTTAGCGTGTTTAGATCAAGCAAATCTAATAGTACCAATACCAAAACCAAAAGATTGGAAACAACATTTTTTAAAACCTATGATGCAAGGACTACAAGAAGTAGAACCTTTAGAGTCTTTAGATCCTATTAATGAATTGACTGGACTCTTGCAAGACTGGACAACAAACAGACAATCAGCAAGAGTTGTAGATGATGTATTTAACAAACTACCATACACAGATGAGAAGAGAGAATACACATACTTTAGAATGGAAGACTTTTATAATTTTTGTAAAAGAAATCATTGGGAGAAAGATAAGAATCAAACAGGTAATTTAATTAAAAGACTCGATGAGTTTGTAGGAGAAGAAAGAGTAAGAATTAAAAAACAACAACCAAGACTAATCAAAATTAAAACAATGAAACAAAGTGATGCGTCTGTATCTAAAGTTACGTATCAAGAAGAAAACTTTTAATGTTTGATAAGGATGTAGGAGTTAATTGGCACCTCCGGTTTCGTTTAAAAATAGAAGAATTAGAAAAAGATAATGAACAACTTAAACTTAAAAACAAAATACTAACAAGAAAAATAAAAAAATATGAAGACAATAATACTAGGACCACCAGGAACAGGAAAGACAACAACACTGTTAAATCTAGTCGATCAGTTTATACAGGACGGCGTTAGACCAAAACAGATTGGGTATTTCTCATTTACCAAGAGAGCTGCAACGGAAGCAGCAACGAGGGCCGCGGATAAGTTTGGCCTGGACAGAGATAATGATTTAGCATTTTTTAGAACTCTACACTCTTACGCATTTAATCAGCTAGGTATGACAAAAGAAAAAATGTTAGGAGCTGATGACTACAGAGAGTTTGGTGAGAAATGTGGCATACCAATTAAGACAGCAAAGTTTTCTGAAAGTGATGGTACATTTAATTCTGATAATGAATACCTTACAATTATAAATACAGCAGCTGTAAAAAGAATAGACTTATTAGACTACTATGATTCAAGACAGAACATATTAGATATAGAACGTAGCACTTTATTTCTATTGTCAGAAGAATTAAAAAGATTTAAAAAAGAAAAAGGTTTGAAAGATTTTAACGATTTACTAGAAGATTTTATTGCAAAGGAATCTATAAATAAATTTAAAGTTTTGTTTATAGATGAAGCACAAGACTTGTCTTTGTTACAATGGGAAATGGTAAGAAAGATTTGGAGTCGTGCAGAAAAAACTTATATTGCAGGTGACGATGACCAAGCTATATTTAAATGGGCTGGTGCAGATGTAGATCACTTCATAGCACTCAAAGAAGAAGTTGATGACATACAAACATTAGATCAATCTTATCGTATACCTGGTGGACCCATACACGAACTGTCACAAAAAATTATAGGACAAGTACAAAATAGATTTGACAAAAATTATAAACCTAGAGCAGAGGAAGGATTGTTGCGTAGATACTCTGACATTACACAAGTAGATATGAGTGAAGGCAATTGGTTAGTCTTATCTTCTGCAAATCATTTTTTAGATCAAGTAAAAGAAGTATGCGAACTTAGAGGTTGGTATTACCAATACAAAGGACGTAACTCTATCCCATTAAAATTATTATTAGCGCTAAACAATTGGGAAGCTTGGCGTAAAGGTGGACTATTAAATCAACTAGAAATAAAAAATATTTATGAATACCTTGGATCAAGTGTACTAGAAGGATTTAGAAAAGGTAAAACATTACACGCAGAAGAAAAATATAGTTTAGAAGAATGTCAGAAAGATCACGGACTACTAGTAACAACAGTTTGGTACGAAGCATTTGAAGGACTAGATGCTATGACTGAAAACTACATTCGTAATATGAGGGCGAATGGTGAAACATTAAATAAAAATCCTCGTATAATAATGTCAACTATACACGGAGCGAAAGGAGGAGAAGCTGACAAAGTTTTATTGATGCAAGATATAACAAACGCGGCGCTTGAAACATTTAGTTATGATCCAGATGAATTACATAGATTATTTTATACTGGAGCGACGAGAGCGAAGCGTGAATTACACGTCTTAGATCCAAGAGATTTTGATCGAGCTTATATACTATGACCAACAAAGAAATATTTAAAAAAGCTACATACGATTCTTTAGACAAGCAGGTAGGTGGGAAACACTACCAATCAATGAAAATTCAACCGGCAGAATTTATAAATGAAAACAAGTTGCTTTTTGCGGAGGGCAACGCTATAAAATATATATGTAGGCATTCTACAAAAGGAAAAGAGGAAGATGTGAAGAAGGCAATACACTATTTAGAAATGATATTGGAAAGGGATTACGAATGAGAAGTACCCAGATCCCGTTGTTTACTCCAGAAACGGAATGGGTTATGCCAGAAGAACTAAAAGATCTTCGTGGGTGTAAGGAAATAGCAATAGATTTAGAGACTAATGATCCACACTTAAAAGAGCTAGGCTCTGGTAATGTGACTGGAAAAGGACACATTGCAGGCGTTGCGGTGGCCGTAGAGGGCTGGTCAGGGTATTATCCGATACATCACGAGCAAGGTGGTAATATGGACAAAAACCTCGTTTTAAACTGGTTAAAAGATATTTGTAACCAAGTTGATACTACATTTATATTTCACAATGCAATGTATGATATTTGTTGGTTAAGATCAGCAGGTGTTATTGTTAAAGGTAAGATAGTTGACACTATGATAGCAGCGTCTTTGATTGATGAGAACAGAATGTCTTATCAATTAAACACACTAGCAAAATTTTATATAGGAATGGGTAAAGATGAATCTGTATTACAAGCAGCAGCAAAAGAATATGGACTCGATGCTAAAAAAGATATGTGGAGATTGCCTGCATTATTTGTAGGACAATATGCTGAACGTGATGCAGAGTCTACACTTAAACTTTGGAAAAGATTAGAGACAGAATTATATCAACAAGAGTTGTGGGATGTATTTAACCTGGAGACAAAACTGTTTCCTTGTTTAGTTGATATGAGATTCAAAGGTGTAAGAGTTGATTTAGAGAAAGCGGCAAATATTAAAAAAAATCTTATGCAAAGAGAAGCTAAAATTGTTAGTAAGATCAAAGGTTTAACAGGAATTGATGTAGAAATACACGCAGCCCGAAGTATCGCAAAAGCGTTTGACAAATTAAAGATGCCGTATGACAGGACAGAGAAAAGTAAAGAGCCAAGTTTTACAAAAAACTTTTTACAAAATCATCCTCACGAATTACCAAAACTAATTGCAGACGCAAGAGAGATAAACAAAGCACACACAACTTTTATAGATTCAATAACTAAACACGCAGTTGATGGTAGAATACACGCAGACATAAATCAGATAAGATCAGATGCAGGTGGAACTGTGACAGGTAGATTCTCTATGAGTAATCCTAATCTACAACAGATTCCTGCAAGACATCCAGAACTTGGACCAATGATTAGATCTATATTTATTCCAGAAGAAAAAACTACGTGGGGATCGTTTGACTATTCACAACAAGAACCTAGAATTTTAGTACACTATGCAAAGTTACAAAACTTAACAGGTGTAGATGAGATTGTAGATGCATACAATGCAGGTGATGCAGACTTCCACCAGGTTGTTGCAGATATGGCAGGCATTGAACGTAAGCAAGCAAAAACAATTAACCTTGGTTTGATGTATGGTATGGGTAAAAATAAATTAATGGCAGAGTTAGGATTAATGAAAGAATCTGCAGAAAAATTAATAAAACAATATCACACTAAAGCACCATTCGTAAAACAATTGATGGACAATGTATCTCGTAAGGCAAATGATCGTGGTAAAATTAGAACTTTACTTGGTAGGTCGTGTCATTTTGATCTTTGGCAACCAACACAATTTGGTATATTTAAACCATTACCACTGGAGATGGCTAGAAAAGAATATGATGAGCCATTAAAACGTGCATTTACTTACAAAGCATTAAACAAATTAATACAAGGATCGGCAGCAGATATGACAAAGAAAAGTATGGTAGCTTTATATGAAAATGGTATAATACCACACATACAGATTCACGATGAGGTAGATATCTCTGTTGAGTCTGATAAAAAAGCAGAAGAAATAATAGAGATTATGGAATCTGCTGTGGAACTTAAGGTTCCAAATAAAGTTGATTATGAGCACGGGCCTAACTGGGGTGAAATAAAATAATGGCATACTTAAATGCTAACATACCAGCAACCTATGCACAGATACGAAGGGAGTATTTATATGATCTTAAAAAACATCACGGAGAAGTTGAAGACTGTATTATCTTTGGCCTCACCTCTTTGGGTGGCAGGGCTATCTTATGGCACGCAATTATGGAAAACGGCGCAGTCTTTTATCGCCTGCCTATTAGTGCATTTATCCAACGCGGTTTCAAAGTCGAAGACGTACCAAAAAGAAGATTGGATGAACTGGAGCTTTGGAATTCTTTTAGTTATTATCCTGCTGTTACTAGTTGGAATATTTTAAGCGCAGCTTCAGGAAAATATATTGGTAAAGATAAGAAGTGGCATTACGGTGGGTATCTATTTACCGTTGACTGGGGACACCCAGATGGTAATATACTAGATACCGATCATTCGGAGATACCACACGAACATAAGTGTGCACACATCATAGCCCTAGACGATGGGAACTATGCGGCGCAGCCAAATAACAGATGCATTTGGGACCTACCTTCATTCACAGTTAAGGATACAATTCCTAACTGGAAGGTGCAAACAAATGAATGGAATGTAGAAGATACAGGTGCGTG